GTGACCAAGTTCACATGTGCACGAGGAGATGGGTCGTATTCGGCCCCAGAGGCCACGAGACCATCCACGATGAACCCACTCATGTTGACGCCCAAAAGTGCCACGAGTTCCATCCGGCCGTCGATGCGACGCCAGTCGGGACTGATGTCGCTGCCTCGAATGCGCCGAGCCTGCTCGGGCGTGACGTCAGGGCGAAGTGCCCCCGCCGCCACAATCCCCCACTGGTTCTCCCAAAGGGTCACGTCCGCTACCGCACAGCCGGTTTCGGCATAGTGGGCGAAGGCATCGTGGGCACGAGCCCGCAGGGCGGGGTGAACGGTATTCATGAACACCGGCCCTGTTGCTACGAGGCCCCCCTCGGCAGTCAAGGTGCTCTTGTTCTGGAACCACCTATAGTCACAGAAGGAGCGGGGTACGTCGATGCACTGATCGGCAAAACTCATATGGCAAGAACCGAACTTGGCCACCAGGCCAAAGCACCGGCCGTCCGGATAGACACGGAAGGGAACGGCCTCCTCCATGTCCTGACGGGCAAACCACTCAGCCGGAGGGGCCACTGGGATCTCAAGAAGGGCGGGGGCCCCCGAGGCCACAAGGGCGTCCCTGTCGAGTGGCTCCGAATCCCCGAGAACGACGAACTGTGCGTCCGGGGTCCAGACCCGAACGAACTCTCCCTCAAGTTGGGCGCCCGACGCCACAAGAGCGTAACTATCTTCAAAATCAAGAACGGAAATAGTGGCTTCCATGAACGCGGGGAAGGGCACGAGCGAGGCCCCCATGATCCTTGCCTTGACGAAGGCCTGGACAAGCCCAGCATTTGGCCTAGCCTGGTCGGGCGTAACTGCATCGCCAGACCGGTCTCGGATCTCCACCTCAATAGCATCGAGGTCGGCCGAGACTCCCCTCATGGTCTTCTCGGCATAAAGGCGACGGGCCTCTTGGCCAACGAGCCCGCCATCGAAGTAGCCACGTCCCACGATGGCGTTGCCCGTACGCTCAAGCTCCACGATGGAGCCGCAGATTTCTGCCCCATCGTGCCCTTCCGCCGTACGGGTCTGAAGCATGAGGGGCAAGGGAAGGTCGCGCCACGTGAGCGCACCCTGCTCGATCATGCGACCGTCGCCCGAGAGCACGCCCTCGGGGATAATGATGCCTTCCCAATGGAACGAACGGCTATCTACCGGCTCTGCGTCTGGGATCTCCTCGGGAACGCCAAGGATCTTCTCGATTTCCTCTTCTGCCATCTCCGTCATGGTCTCGCCTGCTTCGATGAAGCGACGCACCACCTCTGCCACCAATGCAGAATCCTCCAAGGCATGCAAGCCCGATGGGGCCTGCATGGTCATCTGGGGAACCTGGATTTGAGAAATGGCCAACCGGACTGCTTCTGCCGAAGCGTTGTCGGAACCCAGGTCGGGGATGTCCTCCCATCCGGCGTCGCGAAGGTGTGCCGCAAGGTGTCGGTAGACTCCCTCATAGTCGCTCTCTGGGATGCCAGAATCATCAATGAACATCAAGGATGCGTGAGTGGCCCAATCGACTGCCGCCCCAGGGATACCGGCCACATTCACGATGTGATGAGGAAAGCGATATGCGGTTTTGTGGCCTATGTCTTTGGTGGAATCCCTCCATGCGTAAATCTTGCCGTAGTACCCAAGATCACGTTCGGACTCAGTCCTCACCTTGACGACATCCCCATCCCAGTCCTTAGTGTCGGTTGTGGGGGTCTTGTGCGTAGGGAGGGGGGCGAATGCCACTCCGCTTTCATTGACCAGGAATTGGCGCAGGTTGGCCAAACGGTTATGACGAGAGGCCTCTGGGGGCGCCTCAGGCGCCACTGGGGGGGCTTGGACCTCGTCTGGAAGGTGTTCCTTCTGGACGTCCTTCAGGGCGTCCACGTGGGCTTGTGCGTCCTCCAGGGAGACATGGCAACACTCAACCTCGCCGGATTCCGCATCCACAATCGCCACAGGCATCTTGCCGTCCGTCATGGACTGGCATTCTGGATGATCCTCTTGAATTTCATAGTTCATTTGGGACGCGTCCTGTTGGGAATCTGGAATCTCTTGATCCAATTCTAGACCATTTTGACTAGTGGGAATGGATTCCGCAGTAAGAGAAACCCTGTAGGGTTTTGTTCCCCACAGAAACTCAACAAAATTGAACTCCACACTTTCGCCCACTAGGGCTTCGGCCCTTTGCCGATCCTCTGGAGTGAAGCCGTACGAGTACGTCATGTGGGGCATGAAGTCGTGATTGGACTTGGGCTGGGTGTCTTCCCCAAGCGCCCCCGACAGGCCTCGCATGCATCGGTCCCGTAAGGCCCCAAGGCCCGGCGCATCCACCAAAAGCACTAGCGGGGTATCGTCCTCGCCCGCCAAGGTGAACTCCGCAACAGCCGTCACCTCCCCCTTGATGGATCCCAGCCCCTCCAATATCCCCGGCAACGCCTCCGTCACCTGCTGGGCCGCCGCCTCATCAAACTCATCCGTTTTGCCGAAGTACAGGAGAGTGATGTGCACCTCGCTCTCGGGGGTGCCCCCCTCAAGTGCGAATCGACCAGGATTCTCGGGGCGCACGCACAGCATTACCCCTTTGGAATGGTCGGGCTGATCGAGCGCTACGGCCAATCTGTCGGTCTTCGGTCCTTGTGGTTCCACGATCCAAACATCCTCCCCCCAACCTCGGTTGGGGGATTCTTTGCAGTCTGCTAAAGGGCCGCCAAATGACGCTCAACCGTCCCCATGAACTCCAGGTTCTCCAGAGATACCACTCCCTTGCGCCCCAATTGGATGTCACGGACAAGCAGTCCACAGAGATCGTCCGCCATGGCAACCGATACGGGAATGGACTGATCCGGCAGAAGCCCTTCTTGAGATTCCAGATGTCGGGCCGCTTCTTCAGCCAGGTCTTGCTGAATTGCACTCATTTGGAGGTTGATGGCCATAATGGCGTCCTCCTGGGACTGCTCCGCAGAGGCAATCCTGACAGCATCCATTAGGCCCGAATCCGCCACTCTTGCCAATTTCTCCACCAAAGAGGCCTCATCGGTCCTGGAATGGGCGGGGCCCCTCGGCTTGGGGAGCCCCTGGCCGCTCTCATTGTCCACTACGGGGTCGCTATTGGGCCCCGTGTGGTTCTTGCGTTCCGGCATGCCTGTGGGGTTTCCTGGATCGCCATCGCCGGGACGAGCGCCAGGCACATCCGTAACGCCAGGAACCTCAAGCTTGTCCTTCAGTTCCGGATACAACATCCCCATAACCTGAGCGCCATAGATGATGGGTTCGGCTTGCATAAGGGCACGAAGGTCATGGATCTTGCGTTCTTCCCTGTCTGGGGCGTCCGCCTCATCTAGCCCGTTCTCTCTCAAGAAGGCCACAGCCTTGATCTCGCCGCGATCGAAGGCAAGCCGAGCGTTGGGCCCCGTATCGGCCCTTGCCACTACCTTGGCGGGGTCAAAGTGCAGAGAGAAGGTAGCGGCCTCCTCGTCCGTCATGCCCTCAAACTGAATCAGCATGGGTCGAAGGTAAGCAGTCGTAAGAAACTCCGCCAAGCTCTCCCCGATGGGCTTCACGTGACGGTTCACGAAGTTGGAGTCGATATTGAAGGAACTCCAGTGGTTCAATCCGCCCACGCCCGTCATCATCTCGGGCGGAATGTCAAGGCTTGTGGCCAGGCGGGACAGTAGATGGATGCGGAGGTCGATGAAGGCCTTGTCCAAATCTCTAGCAACGTCAATGAGTTTGATCTTGTCAGCAAACTCCGCTGGTCCCCGCATGATGAGGGGCACCAGGGATGCCGCCGAGGCTCGGTTCTCCACGACTGCCGTCAACTGCTCCGTCAACTCTTGCGTCAGGGGATCAATGTCGTCGGTTTCGTCTGAATCATCCTCGGTCTCGTCGTAAGAGCCAAAGCTCATCTCGTCTGGCACGAACAAGATGCCAGCGGGCAGCCTAGTTTTGGCGATCGCGTCCACGACTTGACTCAACAGAACAAGCTCGTTCATGATGGGGAGCGAATGCTTCAGGGCGCTGTCGGGCTGCTGCTCAAAGTCCGGAGCGCTTCTCCACAGGCGAGCCACGTAGGTGTCCTTCAGCTCGACCGGCTGCATCCCCGCATAGTTGTAGGTGCGCTTGACTGAACGCCCGCCCCCCTCGACCGTTATCTCCAAGGGGGACAGGAACTGCCACAATACCCCGCCCTCTAGGCCGTGACGATCCTTGATGTTGGACCCCACCAGAAAGGACTCCCCGCCAATCTGATAGTGCATGGCAGCCTTCCGGTATAGTTCCTTCTTGTCCCCTCGTGCCCCCGTGAAGGCCTTCCAGACCCGCAGTACCCTGTCGTCTGGCGTTTCTCTCCAGCCGCCAGGCGCAATGGATTCATCGTCCACTATGGGCACGATGTCGCACATGGCTACCGTGTCGGCCGTCTTGGAAATCACGTACGCCACCTCTCCGATGACGTTGTAGAACCCATACGCTTCACGCTGCCATGCCTCGGACGCCACCATGAAGCCCGACTGAATTTCTCCAATTTTCTGAAGATTCGCGGGGGAAAGGACCAGAGAGGCCTTAGGGTGACGGATGGCGAGCCGTCCGGAACGCCCAACTGTCATATTTGAGCGTTTTTGTGGACTAGAACGAGGCATGTTCCCTCCGGGGTTCCCTTTAAGACTAGCCCAAATGTGCTTGCCATGCAGATATTCGCCCACGCGTCTGCTAAACTAATGAGCAGACATAGCACCCGAGGTTAAGAGATGCCACCCCCCCTAGAGAATTACGCTAGCCCCGCTCTGCGTTGGAGCCTCCTGCTGGAGGACGACCCCGGAGCCACTCATGAATTCAAGCTCCAAGTGGGCACTGAAACTGGGATCCCCCAGCAGTTTGGAGGAAGCGGCAATTTCTGCGTCTGCACCATCCACTTCCCGACGGGAAGCAAGAAGGCCCCCGTGCACGCCTACAAGACCGTCCCCGCCAAGGGAACCTCCGACGAATGGAACGTCTTGTGCTCCAAGACGCTAGGTCGGGCCCTGAAAAAGGCAGGCTACCCCGACAACCTGGTGGACCTCAAGGCTCTCGTTCGGTGGCGTCAGGGCCAGGCCGAGCTAGCATCCGCCCTACGGGGGACCCCCTTGGCACTAGCACCCCCCCAGGGGGTCATGAAGGCCCTGGAGGCTGCCGCCACCCCCGAAGGGGACGACCACCCCCCAGTGGCCATTGAGGCGCCCCCCATCATGCGGGAACCGGCCGAGTTTGCCGAAGTGATTGAGGTGGGCGAGCCGGTTGATGCGGCCCGCTTGACCGCCGTGCGGGGGGAACTCAACAACCTAGTCCAAGAGGACATGGAGGCCTTCCGTGGCTTCTTGGCCGAGATGACCATTCCGGCCAAGGCTGCCGATTGGTCTCAAGCGGACCTCGATGCCATCGAGTTGTGGCTCCACGGGGAAGAGGCATAAGTGAGCTTCACCAAGCCATTCAAGACGGCTGTTGCGGGCGTTACATGGGCCCCCGGCTATCCCACCAATCTTTACAGGATCGACATGGACATGGACGAGAGGGGGCATCAGTTCCCCGTCCATCTTGTTCGCAACCCCCAGAACGAAGCGGACAGCAACGCCATCGAGGTCCATACTGAGATGGACGACGCTGACATGATGTTGGGCCATATCCCGGCCGCCCTGGCATCTCGATTGGCCCCCATGATGGATGCGGGCCAAGGTTGGGACGGTTGGGTATCGGAAGTTCTTGTCAACAAGGATGCCGCAGGGCGTCCTGGGGTTCGCATTCACCTGCAACCCCGCTAGGGAGCCATCCCGCTAGACATAACCACTAGGAGGTTAACAAAATGGCAGATAACACAGTAACGGTAGTGGGCAATCTCACCCGAGACCCCGAAGTCACCTTCACCAAGAGCGGCAAGGCCGTGGCCAACCTGGGTCTCGCCCAGTCCTATCGCAAGGCCAACAGCGATGAAGAGGTCACGAGCTTCTTTGACGTTTCCGCATGGGACACCCTGGCGGAAAACGTGGGGGACTCTCTTCAGAAGGGCATGCGGGTAGTGGTGACGGGCCGCCTCCAGCAAGACTCGTGGGAGAAGGACGGAGAGACGCGCACCAAGGTCAAGATTGTTGCGGACGAGATCGCTCCCAGCCTCCGCTGGGCCAGCGCTGAAGTGACTCGCAACCCTCGCGATGGTGAGGCCAGCGGCTCCAAGGCCCCCGCCAATTCTCGCCCCTCTCGTCAGGTCAACCCCAACGAAGAGCCCTTCTGATAAAGGGATGACAAAGGCGGGCACCCTCGTGGTGCCCGCCTTTGTCGTATCTGATGCGATACTCTAGAGTTACGCCAAAGCGACATGACCACGTATACCAAATGCGATACACCGACGAGAAATGCTGGTGTGAGGGATGTGGGCAGACGTGGGCAATGAATCAAGGGGGAAGGTGGGAGGTGGTGGCTTTGACTCAAATGAGCTACGGCGAACGTAACGGCGAGTGGTACTAGTGGAGCGTCACTCCTCCATACGTCGCGGCGATTCTCAACTGAAACGCACCCCACTGAAGCAGCGTTCGGAGAAACGAACTGAGTTCATGCAAGAGACCCGTGCTCCCACCGTGGGGGCGCTGGCGCTGGCGGGGGTGCGATGTCAGATCGGCCCCCTCTTGGACCAAGTGGGCCTGGGGGGGCAGTGTGGTGGAGTTATTTCTGGTCTCCACGAACGACGTAAGCGCTCAAGTGGAGGAAGCCTAACCAACCCACTCAACCTCATCCCCGCTTGTTCCTGGTGCAATGGACAGGTGGAGGATCAGGCGGGTCCCATACGGGAACTCACTGGGGACATGCTTGTGGTGCGAGAGGGCGACCCAGAGTGGGAACAGTTGGGCGCTCGCCAGGATCGCTATACCTGACGGGGTCCTCGGCGGGCTCCGCTCTTGGGCATTCTCGTCACTCTCGGGGTAGCCACTAGGGCATAGCCCGGGGCGGTTGATTTCAAACGTCCCCGCTTGAATCGCATGGTGGCGTCCCCCATGCCTTCTGGGCACCTCTCCAGAACGGGGCACCAACCGCACAGGGGGCCAGGGCTGGGGGGCCATGCCTCGGGCGTACCTGATTCAAAGGACTCGTGAATGGAGGTCCATGTGTTCTCAGCGTCCTCCAGGACGGCCCCGACGGAGTCCTCTGTGAACTCCGTCTCCATGATGACCTTGTGGGCGGTGAAGAGAAGCTTCCCTACCTTCGGGGTTTCATTACGGGTCTCCTCCACCATGGCGGCATAGAAGTTTAGCTGCCTGAGTTTGGGTGCCGCATACTTGGCATCCGGCACCTTCCCATTTTTGTAGTCGCTCACCTGTATGGAATTATCCACACGATCGAGACGATCAATTATCCCCCTGAGGGGGACGCCGTTCACTACGGCCGATACCATTGCTTCGGTCGCCACCACCTCTACGGCAGGGGGGTCTTGCATCTGGAAGTAGTTCTCGACAGAGCCTCGCGCCTTCCACTTGAAGTCCCGAATCTCCTCGGGGGCGAGCTTCAGGGACAAGAAGTCCTTGTCGGTTTCGGTTTCCCCCCATGCCTCGCGGGCGCAAAGGAGTGCCTGCTCGGGCGTTCGCTTTGGCGCCGGAAGCCCCATAAGCTTTTCGAGAATCAAGTGGACAAAGGTGCCCAGAACCGCCTCCCGTCCCGGGGGATCGTAGGCCCCAAGGATCTTCTGCTCATAGAACTTCCGCTGGCACTGATGAAACAAGTCAATGGTGGAGGGAGAGAGTCCTGTGGGCAATTTGGGGGTCTTGACGGACATGCTTGATGCATCCTAACGCTAGGTGTAGAATTTCGTATGACCTCAATCACGGACGAGCGCGATAGACCCGAGGAACGAAAGCCTCGATGCCTGGAGTGTAGCGGAACGGGACTGAAATCCCACCCCCGATGGGGTACTTGTCTTTGCGAATGTCCCTGGGGCCAGATTAGAGAAAGTGCCGTAGAGGCCGCAGGGCTTTCGGATTAGAGGCGATATGAACGGTCGAGATGGCAGCGAACCCCCCATGAACACCCCCCGAGGAGAGTGCCTGGCGGCCCTGATGGACCCCGTGTGGACCCAGGCCTTCTGGGATAATTTCAGCCAAGCTGAGGTAAAGGCACGGGCGGCCCTGGCGGATACCTACGAGGCCGCCCTCAAGGAAGGGGGCTGTGGCTGCAACGACTGTGTCATCCGGTGTGTCACGGAAGCCATCTGGCCCACCCTCACGGCTCACGTGAAGTCCATGATGGCCCCCCAGGCAACGGCCTGCGGGAAGTCCCGTGGGGGCCCTTGTGGCAAGGCCTAAGGGGCGCCAGCAGGGGGACTGGCGGGACCGAGCAGCTTGCATCCGTGACGAAGTCCCCGCATCCACCCGCGTGGCCACCTTCTATCCGGAAAAGTGTCACGCCAATGCGGATCGAGCCAAGGCCATCTGTGCCACTTGTGTCGTCAGGACCTCTTGTCTGCAAGAGGCACTCGAACGCAAGGAGACAAAAGGGATTTGGGGGGGGCTTGACTACAGGGAGCGCAAGGTCCTGCTAACCTCAGGATGGGCGCCTGAGTATCTGGAGAGCACCGTGGTTAACTCCCACGGCCGCGTAGTCGAAGACCCCTGGACTTGAGGTCATCTCCACAATCTCCAGCCCCGCATCCCTGGCGGCATCCGCCAACATCTCTTCCGTCCAAACGGACACGTCACACCATCCACCTCGCTCCGTAGGGGCACGATAGAGGGGAATCTGAAGGGCCAGCAGGCCACCGGGCCTCAAGGACCCCCCTAGGGCCCCCAGGAGGGCGGCCCCGTCCCGATGGTTGTGGTGGATGAATACGGCCCAAGAGTAGATGAGGCTGGGCTCAAGTGCATCAAGTCCGCCATCTACCCCATTGGTCAGAATGGCGTTCACCGTAGGGATGCGCCCCTTGAGCCGCTCCAACATGGTGGCGGAAGCATCGGCCCCCCACAGATCTTTCCCTGAGAACCATCCCAGCATGGCCTCAAGAACTCGCCCGTCCCCGCAACCGAAGTCCACCACTGGGCCATGATTGCCCACCAGGTAACCGGCCGCAATGGCGGCAACATAGTCGGCCTGTCCGGCACCACTATCCCGATAGGCCTCATCTCCATGATTCCCCGACGGGTGGATGTGGGCCTGGGCCTCCTTGGACTGGGCCGCCACCTCCCATGCGGCAGTAACGTCGTTCAGGTCGAGAGTCAAGAGAGTTCCTCCATCTTGGCGCACAGCTCTTTCAACTGTACTTGATTGATCTTGTCCAACTGGGCTGCCCTCAAGGCAGCATATTGGGAAGCCCGACCCCATTCCCTTTCGTCGTTCCACAGAACCCGAAGGGCCTCGTTCCATTCATCGGGGCGATCGGGGCGAAACTTCAGGTACCCACAATTGGATTCTGCCAATCCGGGGGTGGGGGAAGTGATGGAGGGAATGCCGGAGCATGCGGCTTCAACCGCCACCCGACCCCAACTCTCGTACCAGGAGGGCATCAGGACGATTCTCGCTCGGGAGTAGATGGACTTGACGTCCGGCGTGTGGTCCTCGATGGTGAGGTTGGGGAGAGTGGGGGGGGGTTCCTGTATCCCATAGGCCCCACGGACGCCAAGAAACTTGATGTCAGGGTTGCGGCGGGCCAGATCATAAAAGACAAGTGCACCCTTCTGCTGGGTCAGATTTATCAACACTACCGAATCCCCCTTATTGTCTGGGAGGCGATAGTCCATGAGGGGGGTTGGGGGGTAGACGACGGTGGTGGGGCCCGTCCACTTGATGGCATCTTGGATCCAATCCGAATTCGCCACCACCAAAGCAGCCTCATTGGGCCGCACGGAATGGAATCTCAATTGACGATCGTTGTGGACCACATGGACGAGAGGCCTTCCGTGTCTGCGTGACAGGTCGATCGCCTTGCGGGTCACGTCCAAATGGGTCATGATGACCTCACTGAACATGTAGGCCTGGTTTAGGCGATTGGGGTCACGATCGTGACGGACGCCAATTCCTTGCCACTCACCTGACCATTCAGGCGGTTGATCCGTGATGACGGACGGGACCCACCCCCTTTGGACGACCCCATATCGCAAGATGGCATGAAGCATGCATTCTGCCCCGGCGGGGTGGTGTGGGAGGTAGAGGTGGACGTGAGCCAAGACCTTCAATCCCGACCTCTTCCCCGTCTGGAGTTCATGTTGGACGTGCTCCCTTTCCGACACTCCGGGCGCTCGGTTCTCTCGCCGGATCCCCAAGGGCCTGTGATCCGCCCCGACGGTATCTCGCGGCGGAATAGTTTCTCTGGGAAGTGCCATACCAAATCCTACAGGCCCTGATGGATTTGTTCGATCATTTGAGCAATTCGTTTGGCCGCCCCCAACTGAGGTTCATCTCGGGGCATAACCTGAAGACGAACGGCTTGATCTCGTGCATGCGGAGCCTTGACCCACGTGGCAGGCAAGCCGCAGTAGTGGACCTCTCCCCATAGGTTGAAGCCCGGAGCCCCTACGACGTGATCTGCGGCCCGCATCCACCTGAGGGCAGGCCATTCATCCAGAACGAGGTCTACTTGATCGTCAAAAGCCTCAATCAAACCGGGCCGACATGTAGAGGTGACGGAGGCCCTCACGTGGGCATCTTGATCAATGCCGAGATCCTCTCGGGCTTCCTCGCGAGAGAGTATCTCCTCCTCTTCCAGCATGACGGCGGGCCAAATCGACCCCGTTCCCTCCAATCGGATCATGGGCATGGGACGATGGGGCCGTTCGGGCCTCCCCAGGCGCCACAAGTACAGGGATGCAATCGTATCCAACTGAGTCCCGGCGGCGTCATCCAGCACAACCGTCTTGGCCCTCATCTCCATGGCAAACCGAATGGCATCATGGCGCCCCGCTATGACGATGAAGGGAATCTGGAAATGCGTAAGGGCTCGGTTCACGACCGGGTCATCATTGCCCCGCAGTACCAATACCTCAGAATCCAAATGGCGACAAATGGCAGCCGCCCTGACGGCGTGCCCGGCTCCATCGGGGGGCCATGCCCAATAGAGGATCACTACAGCCAAAGATGGGCGATAAACCCAGATGCGAGGATTAGGGCTCCGTACAGGATTTCCGCCACGAGGGAGTTCAGCCACATGGGCCCATCGAGTTTCTGTAGGGCGTCGTAATCAGAAAAGTGCCCCCTGAGCCCAGTTAGGTGAAAGGCGACGAACCGGAGCCCAATGGCCAATGGGAGGCCAATTGAGGCAAGTCCCGTGGCGGGCACAACGAACCATCCCCAAAGGAGCATCAGTACCCACCCGCCCCAAAGGGACGATGCTGCCGTGGAGAGGATGAGAATTGCAGTACCATGTCGGGAGGGCTTGGATTTCAACGTGACTCCTGGAGGGTTAGTGGGCAAGCGACTTACGGACGAGGAACGAGCCTGGCGTTCAGAAACCGAACGGGACTTCCAAACCCGCACTATATCGCTTGCCCGGCAGGTTGGGTGGCGTGTGAGCCACTTTGACCACAGCCGCAAGATGGTCCGGCGGGGCCACAGCTACATCATGGTGGGGGACCCGGATGCCCAAGGCTTCCCCGATTTGGTTCTAGCCAGAGGGGCCGTCTTGATCTTCTGGGAACTCAAGAGGCAGTTGGGTCAGTTGCGGCCAGGTCAGCAGGAATGGATAGATGCGCTCGCTCAAACGGGCCTGGAGGCCAAGGTGGTGCGACCATCCGACTGGGATACCCATATGGTCCCCACCCTCACGGCTAAGCCTCGTTAGCCCGGCGCTCGACCCCTCGGGGGCATGAGCAAAAGCTCATGCCCCGCCCACTTCGCCACTTCCCCGTGTTGTCGCATTGACAACATAACCCCTGGGAGTCTGCTGCCCCGATGGCCTCTAGGGCCTGAAGGGCCAGGCGGGTAGACCGGATGCGGGGGCCATGGTCGTGGTACCACGCCAGTGCCTCCCGTGCAACCTGACGTTCCCGTAGGCTCAAGAGAACCCAGGCGTCGCCCGCTGGGGCCCCCACGGGCACGAGCCCCATGGGTTCCACTCGTGCGGGTAAAGGACCCTCCAGGATCTCCGCCTCCACGACGTCATCGTCACTGTCCCTCAAGTGCCGTCTCCATTAGGTTGGGGTCCACCTGAAGGCCAGAGGCCAGTAGGGCCGCCTCTACGGAGGCCGCCACGGTGTCGTTGCTGGAGGATTGGGCGGCCCGAATGGCCGTCATGGCCCGAACGGCCGCCTGTTGGGATTGACGCTGCCGTCTCTTGGACTTGTTGGGTGAGCCCTTGCGATTGCGAGTGAATGATCTTCCGTTTGACATGGGGCCACTCTATCAGAAGGGCTCGTCATCCAGATCGTCCCCTTGGGGTTCGGTCCAATCCCGAACGTTGTCCACGGGGGTGCCCCCATGGGGTTCGCCCCCTTGGCGAAGCTGGTCGAAGTAGCCCGTCTGGGCCGCACCTCCACCCCATTCTGCCTCCCATGCCCATTTGCGGCCACGGTGCAGCTTGGATGGCCAATCGTTCTTGAGTCGATCGCCACGATAGCGCCCCACCTCAAGGGTCTCCATGCCCTCCCCGGCGGGCGAGAGAGAGATACCGATTTCCGGCCATCGCATCCAAAAACTGGAACCATAGGGGAGGAGGTTGCGTTTGCCGCCCCCTTGGGCCTTGGGGGCATGGTGCTCAAGGATGAGACCGAAGTTATACCGCACCCTCAGGTCATCAAGGACCGTCATGACGGAACGGGCTGCCATCTCGTCCCCCTCGCCCGCCTTGACCTCGTAGAGCTTGTAGAGGGGGCCCAAAAGAACCAGATCGGGGCGCACGTGGGCCAAAATGGACTCCAGCGCAATGCGATCGTGTCTTTGGCGGATGTTGATCCCGGCGGGCCGCCACCACAACCATGCTCGATCGGGGTCATACTCCCCCTCCACGACTGACCCCACCTGCTCTATGATGGGGTTGCAGACGTGAGCGATGGAGTCCTGAGGGTTTTCCAGGTCAATGATCACGCACTTGATTGGCTTGATGCGGGTGTGCCTGAAGGGGTGAATGCCTTGAGCGGCGCAGATGCCCATGTGTCTGATTAGGGTAGTTTTGCCCGCCCCCTCGGGTGCAACAATTAGCACTCTCCAGCCAAATCTGATTATGTCATCAATGATCCATTCCGGTGGGGCCACATCTCCAGAATTGAGAAAGTTGTCCAACTGGTAAAGGTCGGGGGGCAACTCCCCTAGGCGCCCCCCCATGCCCGCCAGCGTGGAAGCAAACTGTTCCAGCAGGTCCTGGGGGTCCTGATGGCCCTGCTGGGCCTCCTGGAGGATGTGGGTGCCGATCTGGATAATGGAACGGAGGGTGGACTTCTGAATGACGATGTCGCAATAGCGCCCAATGGACTTCGTGGATGGGGTGCGGGATTGCAACTCCAGGAGGGCAGCTCCGCCCCCCACGGCGTCCAACTCACCTATTCGTTTCAGCTCCGCCGCCACCGAAACGGCATCCAGGGGCTGTGCGTTGCCGTGGAGGCCCAGCAGGACCGCCCATACGGACTGGTGGGCGGGAACGTAAAAGTCCCCCTGGGTCATCAGGCCTGCCGCCACCCCCATGGCCTCCTGGCTAAGCATGCAGGCTCCCAAGAGGGCCGCCTCCGTCTCTCTGTCGTGGGGGAGTAACTTGGGGTCGGGCATCTATTCCTCCTGGGGGGGCCATCCGTGTTCATCGAACCGGGCGGCTGCATCGTGAGAACATTCCGTACAGATTCCACCCCAGCGCGCCCATTCGCCGCCCCAATAGGGTTCAATCAGGGAGAAGGCCTCCCAGCCGCAGCGGGGGCATGTGAAGGGGGCGGTCTTGCGATAGCTCCCCAGGGGCTTGCGGCTTCGCTTGAGGCGATTCGCCCGCGAGCGTGGCTCCGCCACTACTGTGCCAGTGTGGCGGTCAAGCGAAGGGGGGGGCGAAATATCGCATCCCTCATGGGGGACGGCAGGGACCGGAACAGCAAAAGGGTCTCAAGGGTGTCGTGATGGAACATGCGGTTGAGTTCCTCTCGTATGCGTTCAAGCGACACGGCCCCCAACATCTCAGTGGCCTCTGGGCTCGTTAGGGCCTCAAGGGTTTGGACCGTGGGGGTAAGGCCCTTGGTAATCATGAAACGAAAGCCACGAAGAACGCGCAGTCCATCTTCTTGAATCCGCACCAAGGGGTCCCCGACGAATTGCAACCGGCGGGCCTCAAGGTCCTCTTGGCCCCCGTGGGGGTCCAGGAGGGATCCATCATGGGCCATGGCTATGGCGTTTACGGTGAAGTCCCGACGGGCAAGGTCGTCCAGGAGGGTGCCGGGCTCGACGTGGTCGGGGCGACGGCCATCGCTGGAGGGCCCATCCCGACGGGCAAGGACAAAGTCCGCATCTCTGGCCATCTGGCGGAACTCATGTCCCTCCGGGACCCCCGCCCGTACGGTGACGTACTCAGGGGACTCCAGGTGGATGTTAAAGCCCTCTTGGATCAAATGGGCCCGCATGGCCTCCCAGGAGGGGGCCACCACGGTGAAGTCAATGTCCTTGCTGCGAACGCCCAAAAGATGATCGCGCACGAACCCGCCAACCAGGTACATTTCAATTTCGCTCATGCCGTCACCTTACCGCTCGGCCATCCGCATGCCAAGAGGAATCCTAGAGTTTCGGGAAAATCCTCCAGGCTCACCAGAACAAGTTCATCCACTCCACCCCAATGGCACTGACGCAAAAAGGGTTTGTTCTGGAGGTAGTGGGAAGTGACATCAAGGATCACCCCCCACGGAATGTCCGTGTCCTCAATGGTGACGACGTCCAACTGGGTCACTTGCCCATCGGGCCATCGGACCTGGCCCTCCAGGTGGGTGCTGGTTTCCAGCCATTCCGTGTGGCTCTCCCACAGGACCCCCTCGGGGGTCACAATGGTCTTGCGTGACGGCGAATCTACCACGACACCACCCCCTCGGCCCTCCAGGCCACAAGGGGGCTCCTGGGGGGCTCGGGCCCAAAGCCGGGGTCAAGTCCCCACAGGAGAGTACCGTCTTGGGTTTCAAAGCAGGTGTGGCGACTCTCGGAAAATAGCGTAGTGCGCGCTTGGATGCTGTAGTCCACGACCCACTTCTGATGTTTCCACAAGTAGGGAACGGAATGCCCATGCGCTTGATCAAACGGACCATACCGGCCCTCCCAGGAGGGATAGACCTCTTTGGCCGCCGACGCCCAGGCGACCCCTGGGGGCTGGAGGCCGCCCATGCGGGCCTGGCGATACCCCCCCAGGAGCCAACCTGGGGCGAAAGCGATCTCGGGGGGCTGTTGATTCAGCAGGTGAGCGCATTCGATCGCATCCGCCGGAGATGCGAGAGAGTTCCAAGTATGCCACGTTAGGCCCGCATGGGTCACGAGGGTCTGATTGCCGTCCTGGTGGGTAATGGCGGCGGCCATGTGGGCCACGCCACTGTGGAGCCACATCTGGAGGGTTCGGATGGTTTGGTCGGATTGAACGAACTCCTTGACCCCCCCGCCTGTGTTCTCCTGGAAGGTGGGACCCCCCAGGTGATGGCCTTCGTGGTTGCCCAGCAGTTGTACCCATGTGCCGCAGTCGGGGTCTCGGTTGCCCCCTAGGGCCTTGGCCACCCATGCCACCAGCTCGTCCCCCTGGGGGCCCCGATGGACCAAATCCCCCACCTGGATGATGGTATTGCCCGGCAGCACCATGCCGTCCCGCAGGGGCAACTGGGCCTCCAGGAGGGCGTCAAGATGCCCCCCCAGGTCCCCCAGGACCCAAATGGATTCCGTCTGGAGTTCAGGAGCAAGCATCACTATCATCTTCCTTCTCGGCGAATGTCTCCTGGTGGAGTGAGTCGAGATGGCGCAGGAGGAGGCCGGGCCTTGGCCTCAAGGACACCTGAGGTAGGTTGCTCGTGGGGGTCCAATCGACTTCCTCGCAAACCTTCCCTATGGCATCTAGGCCCGCCTGGGCATCGTGGGGGTTACGTTTGAACGCTTCCGTGACGGCAGCAGGGACGATACCGTCACGAAGGGGAGGGACGGGGGGGGTTTCGGGGAGATGTTGGTAAAAAAATTTATAATACCGTTCAAACGCCTCTTGCCCCATGGGGCCCAACTGCTCCTTCTGGTCGAGTCGTCCGGGGCGCAGGAAGGCCTCATCGAGGCTTTCTGGGTGATTGGTGGTGATGATGACGATCAACCCCGGAGGGGTCTGGTTGCCATCCAGGACCCTTAGGAGGCCCGCCAGCGTTACCCCTTTGATGACGTCGCGACTAGTGGCGCCCGCATAGGTGTCGGCATCCTCAATGAGCAATAGGGGTGGGGCGTCCCCGTTGTCTTGCATCTTGACCATTAGGGTTTGGAGTTCCGTGTCGTCCTCTAGGGATGCCAATGGGAGGTGGTGGAGGCAGAGGTTCAATTGGGTTGCCAGGACGTGAGCGACACTTGACTTGCCCGTGCCGGGGGGGCCCCACAGGAGTATCCCGAGTCGCCAAGGGATGCCGCGCTCCACATGGAAGTCTTCTCCCTGGAGGTGAAGCCTTATGCGGTCCTCAAGAAGTTCATACTGCCCTGCCTTCAGGGCAAGAGTGTGGGGGCGCCGGGCCCGTATGGACAGTCCTGACCACGAGAGCCCCGACTGACCATCCCGGCGCTTGACCCCGTAGGTGTAAAGACTGTCGTCTAGGCCGTCGGGCGTGACCCAAAGGGACTCTTCCAATCCCGCCAGGGCTTGATCGCGATCGGCCTGGAGGGCGAAGGATATGGTGAGGCTGCCGGGCACTCTGGCGCTCACGCCCACTTGATTAATTTCTTGCCGTTTGGGCGTGTGGGTGACCCAACAGGGACGCCCCTCCAGGACGCTGCGGCGTTGACGCAAGCGGGGCAGCTTCCGTGCCCCCGCTAGGCCATCCTGTAGGCTGAAGAGGCGCTGGGGGGTCGGGGGGAACTGGTTGGCCAACTCGGTCACGCAGCGACGATAAAGATCCTCCTGGCCCCAACCGTCAATATGAATGCTCCAACGTTTCCGCGACTCCCAAGTGGAAGTCGCCCAAAGGGTGAGACGCCAGAAGGTCATGAGGGTGGCCCACAGGGCGGTGACTTGAGCCATGCGGGTTTCCATGCGAGTCTGCTGGGTCATCAAGAGGGATTCGGCACGTTTGAACTTGTTCATGGGGGCACACTATAGGGGATGGGGTGGGGTTTGGGGCCATGTGGGTGGGGTATTATCCCCCACGGCAGGAGGGGGATTTGGTTATCCTCAGGGGAGGGTATTATCACCCCGAGAGGATGGGGGAATTTATCATCCCCCAGGGGATCCAGCACGTCCGAGGGGGATCCATTCCCACGGGGGAAAGATTTTATTATCCTCCGGGATGAAGGATTTTATTATCCTCCGGGATGAAAGATTTTATTATCCCCACGGGAAAGATTTTATTATCCCCCCACACGGGCGGGGGTGTCTATGTGTGTGCCCCGTGGGAGCGAACGGGTGTTCGGGTCCCGCGCCAACCCAAACGAACGTTGGACCGAACAGAATTGCGATCGTTTGTTCTGTTGTTCGCGCGAACACGTGTTTGGTCTCGGTCGAACGCTTGAGAAAGTTTGCAAGGATCATTTTGAGGATCGCTCTCGTTGTTGCGGAGCGAAGAGCAGCAGCAGAGCAGCAGCAGCAGCAGAGCAGCAGCAGCAGAGCAGCAGAGCAGCAGAGCAGCAGCAGCAGAGCAGCAGCAGAGCAGCAGCAGCAGAGCAGCAGCAGCAGAGCAGCAGAGCAGCAGC